CGACATGGCAGCACTGAGGCTCACAGGAGCCGTCTCAGAGGGTTCTCCTTATAGAGGAATACTGGAGGGTAGGTCAGGCGCTCACGTCCACTACAACGGCAACAGTTCGGCAATCATCCTCTCGTCATCCGAGGGGCTTGAGGCGTTAGAGCTTCTACCGTATGTGACAGTGACGAGCTACGAGGAAATCTTTGGATATCGAACTCAGGCGACCATCGACGGCGTTCTACAGTGGGTTGATGCTGAAGCCGAACCAAGAGTGCCGGTCTATGAAAACACCTTGGGCGATGCGCCCATGCTGGCGCTGTATCAATCGGTATACGACTACACGCCTTATGTTGATGGCGAGGGGAATGCGGTTACTCCGTCTAAGTTGTTTGCTGCGTTCGCAGGGGATGATATGTCCCATCTAACACTATGAGGCTGATTGTCCTTCTACTGATGCTTTCGGGCTGCGAGAGCGTTCCGACGCCTTTCGAGACTGGCGTCGAAGTGGCGCCTCCCGGCGGCTGTATCGAGGGGAGAGCGAGAGGAGTAGATTGCTGATGACTGTTAAGAAGTCCGATCTACAGGCGATCAAAGACTATGTGGCTTGGCGGTTTAATTACACTAGCGACAAAGAGCAACGAGGACTGCCCGAGCATTGGGTGGATGTTGAGGAGCTGAAAGACCTTGATGAAGCAAAGCGAGAAGAGTTTAAAGATGATTGTGACGGCCACGCTTTGGCTGCACGTTACCAGTGTAGGAAGCTGGGAATACCTAACAGGCTGGTGTTCTGCTACGTCCCGAGGGAAGGGTATCACCTTGTCCTAGAGGTTGATGGGTGGATTATCGACAACGCGAGCAAATGGGTGATTTCCCGGGATGATATTGACTACAACTGGCTGAGTATTTCAGGCTTAGAGAAAGGCGACCCTTGGTACGAGATAACTAATGGCTAATAGAAAAATACTAAACGACCTAGACAAAGATAAGTTGCGGGCCAAGATCAAGAGCGCGATGCTGATCAGAGAGGTCCAAGCGTTCGCTCTAGGGACTGCACTAAAGCGCCCTGACGGGAAAATGCACGTCCCCAAGATGACGCCAACGAAGCTACGGGCGATCTTGGCGCTGCTAAACAAGACGCTGCCCGATCTTAAATCTGAAGAACTCACTATTGAAGATGTTACCAGGGATCGAGTAATCGCCGCGACGCCTCAGCAGAGCGAAGAAGAATGGGCGGAATCCAATAGCGCCAACATCGTTTCAATCAAGGGAGCCGCAAGCGATGAGTAATCTCGTCTGGGCTCCGCAAACCGGGCCACAGGCCGCGCTGACTTCCTGTCCGGTAAAGGAGATTATGTACGGTGGCGCCCGGGGCGGCGGCAAGACAGACGGAATGCTTGGGAAGAACGCCATCAAAGGCGAGACTTACGGCGAAGCCCAAAGAGCCATATTTTTCCGTAGGTCGCTGGTCGATCTTGAAGACGCCATACAGAGGGCGCATGAGATATATGGCCCTCACGGCCTTGGCTGGAAGTGGCAAGAGCAGAAAAAGACCTTTACCAGTCCTCAGGGCGCCACACTCAAGTTCAGGTATTTGGACAGAGATTTGGACGCGGAGCACTATCAAGGGCACAACTACACCGATATTTATTTTGAGGAGCTTGCTCAATGGGAGCGCCCAAACTGTTACAACAGGCTTCGTGGCGCCCTGCGAAGCGCATCAGGCGTACCAACCCAACTGCATAGCACCTGCAACCCGGGCGGCCCCGGCCATCTCTGGGTAAAAAACCGGTTTATTGATCCAGCGCCAGAAGGATTCAAGATAATCGAAGAAGTCCTTCCCAATGGTGAGATATGGAAGCGAGTGTTTATCCCGGCAAAGCTGTCGGATAATCGCATACTGACGACAAATGACCCGATGTATGAGACTAGCCTGTACATGGTTGGCTCAGAAGACCTTGTAAGAGCATGGCTTAACGGGGATTGGGACATTATCGAAGGCGCCTATTTTGACTGCTGGAGCAACGATCTTATTATCCCGCCGTTCACGATCCCTGATCACTGGAACCGATTCCGATCCTTTGACTGGGGCTCTGCGGCGCCTTTCAGTGCTGGCTGGTGGGCGGTTGCGAGCGAAGACTATCTCCATCACGGGAAGCGCATCCCTCGCGGCGCCTTAATCCGGTACAGAGAAATCTACGGATGCAGCGCCCCAAACGTCGGGCTAAAGCTGGATGCCGAGGAAGTAAGAGACCTGATCCTTGGTATTGAGGAGGATGATGAGAGGATTCAGTATTCCGTCGCTGACCCTGCCATCTTTGCTCACGACGGAGGACCGTCTCTGGCAGAGAGAATGGGCCCGAAAGCTGGGCAAAAAGGCATTCCTTGGATTCCTGGTGATAATAAGCGCGTATCCAAACGGGGCGCCATGGGCGGCTGGGACCAGATGCGCTCAAGAATGAAAGGCGTCGACAACGAGTACGCCCCGGGGCAGAAGCTACCCATGCTTTACTGCTTCAATACCTGCAAAGACTCGATCAGAACGATCCCGGTTCTTCAGCACGATCAACTGAATATGGAGGATTTGGACACCAAAGGAGAGGACCACGCGGCCGACGAGTGGCGTTACGCTTGCATGAGCAGGCCATTCGCGGCGAAAATCTACTCTTCAAGCGGGGCTGAAGACCGGTGGGACAGAAAATTCAATGCTAGAGACCGATCTGGCGAATCATGGAAAACGGTATGAGTGATGCGGTAGCAGCCAAAGAAGAAGACGACATCGACTTCGCCATCAAGCGGGCGCCAAAGAAAAGGCGCCGAGGGCGCAAGGGGAAAGGTAAAGGCGCCACGAGTAATGGCCCTACCGTCATCGATCTCGTTAAGAAATTTGACGAATCAGACAGATTATCTCTGAGCGCCCGCGAATGGTCGGAGAAGTGCAGGGACTACTACGACGGAAACCAGCACACTTCGGCGGAGCTCGCCATATTTCAGGACCGCAAGCAGCCGCCAACCGTCAACAACCGTATCGCCCCTATGGTCGACTTCCTTCTTGGGATTGAGCTGAGAAGCCGCACAGACCCGAAGGTCTACCCTCGATCCATTGACCAAAACGCAGAAAAGGACGCTGAAGCAGTAACAGACGCCCTCAGGTTCACTCTGGACAATAATTTCTTCGACAACATAGCTTCGGAGGTATTCGAGAACTTCCTCTTAGAAGGCCCGGGAGGCGCCTCTGTTGAAGTAGAGAAGATGAACGGAAAGCGTGAGATCGTTATCCGCAAGATGCCGTTCAGTCGAATGTTCTTCGATCCGTACTCGGTCCAGAAGCAGAAAGGCGGCTCTCCCCTTCATGCGCTATATAACGATTGCCAATACACCGGCCTTATCTCTTGGATGGATATCTCAGAGGTCGTCTCCCGCTGGAATCTGGACGAAGATGTTGAGAAAGCCCTGAGGGATGCCGCGACAACATGTGCATCTGGCGCATCTGGCGCCTCCAGCGAAACTTACGACGACGTTCCTCGCTGGTACGACAAGAGCGATCGGGAGCGCGTCATGGTAGTCGAGATGTACTTTCTGCAAGCTGGCGTCTGGCATCACGCTATTTTCGCCAAAGATACATACCTTGTGGAGCCTAAAGCATCTGGTTACAAGGATTGCGATGGAAAACCAACAAATCCACACATTCTGGCCTGCCCCAAGGTTTCCAGAAAAGGTGAGCATTACAGCCCTGTGAAGACAAAACTGTCTATTCAGGACGATATAAACAAACGCCACAGCCGCGCCACGGATTTAATGACAAGGCGCCAGACGTTCGGAAAAGAAGGCGCCATCAGTGACATCAACAAGTTCAAGAGAGAAGCCAACTCCAGTGGCGGACACATTGAATTCCCAGCAGGCCCGGGCAAGTTCGGAGAGGATTACGGCTTTGTGCCAAACGAATCCCTTAGCGCCGCAGAATTCAACATGTTCAAAGACGCCATTACCCAGATCGAATCGCTGGCGAGAGCAGGCATCGCCGCAGACAATGAGACAAATATGTCGGGAAAGGCGCTTGGAAAACTCCAAACGTCGCGCAATCTTGAGATTCAGCCTCTCGTAGAAGTTCACAGCACATGGAAAATCCGCGTGTATAGGGCTGTCTGGGAGCGCATCAAGCAGTATTGGACTGAAGAACGCTGGATCAGGGTCACTGACGACGAGGAAAACACCAAGTTTGTCGGAATCAACCGACAGGCCAATTTCGGTGATGTCGTTTCCCGAGTTAATGGCGGCAAGCTGCCAAAAGCCATGAGGGGCAACAAAGACCTTGGGCGCCCTATGCGAGCCACAGACGGAACAAAGCCTTTGATGAATCAAGTGTCCAAGATGGACGTTGATATCTTTGTCGAAGAAGTTCCAGACGTTACCTATCTGCAAGAGGAAGTCTTTGAGCAGATGATCGCGCTGTATCAGGCTAATCCTGAGGCCGTGCCATTCGACAAGATCATCAAGCTATCTCCGCTGCGAACCAAACAGAAGAGGGAGCTTACTTCTACGGAAATGACGCCAGAGCAGGAAGAGGCGGCTAAGGCGAAACAGGCCGAGCGACAGGAATTGCAGCAAATTCAGAAGCAAGGCGCCGTCGCTAAGGTCAGAAGAGATATGGCTGCGGGCGCCAAGGACATGTCGTCAGCGCAGCAAACAGAGATTGAGAACCGTATATTGGAGACTTTCCCTATTGAACCAACTCAGTTGTCGATCTAACATGAAAGAAATTCAAGTGCCGCCGACTTTACGGGCGTAAAACTAATAGTGCCGCCGACTTTAGGGCGAATCGAAGCCACATCGAGAAAGTGGAAAAGGAAAAATAATTATGGCAGAAGAAGGAGCAGTAGCTCAGGAAGAATTTTCACCCGCACCATTGGGATCATTGTTTGGTGATACCGGGGAAGCTCAGATCGATCAGTCTGACTCTGAAGAAACCACTACTGAAGGCGCCAAAGGCGCTGATGGAGCGGGATCAGAAGACGAAACGACAATCTCTGGCGACACCGATACAACCGAAACGGTCGAAACAGATGCGCCGACGGCATCAAATGACCCTAATAACGAGGTAGCCGGTTTGCGATCTGCATTGCAGGCGGAACGGGCAAAGAGGAAAGCCGCTGAGGCTCAGTTAGAAGCTGGCCCGGGCGAAACAGCCTCAAACGAAACGGAAACGGCATCTATCGCGGCGCCGCAGGACGTTCAGATTGACCTACCATCGATCTATGATGGCGAGAGCGGGTTCCAAAAAGGACTCGGCACCGCTGTAAAGCAGATCGTAAGGCAGGAGCAGTTCAACGACAGGCTCGAAGTCTCCCAGACTAGAGTGGTCGAAGAACATGGCGAGGCAACGGTACAGCAAGCAGTTGACCGTATGGCTCCAATCATGAAGGACAATCCTGATATGTTGGCGCGATTTAGATCATCGCCAGAACCTCTGGTTACGCTGATGCAGATGGACAAAGATGTCCAGCAAGCAAGCAAGCTGACCGACCCCAACTACGTTAAGCAGTGGGAAAAAGAGCAGACGGTGAAGATTGAAGCCAAAGTACGGGCCGAACTCGAAGGGAGAAACGCTGATGAGCAAGCTCTTGATGACACCATACCTGATTCACTTTCGGGCTCCGGCTCAAGAGGCGACCTGAAATCAGGCGTCGGCTATAAAGGCCCGAAAGCTCTGGGTGAATTACTGCCCGGATAAATATGGGATTTTAAACCATGGCTAACACAGCAGCAGCATCAGGCTTGACAGTCCAGCAATGGGATGATCAATTTTTTGAAGATTCGCTGAATGCTAACCAGTTTTTCTCGTTTATGGGGTCTTCCGAGAACTCTTTGATTCATGTCAAAGAAGCTCTTACGAAGGAACCCGGGGATTCGGTAACGTTCGCTCTTGTTAACTCTCTGAAGAATAGCGCCACCACTGGCTCTAGCACTTTGGAAGGTAACGAAGAAGCACTGATCACTCGCAGCCAGAAGGTCGTTATCGACCAGTACCGTCACGCGGTGCGCATTCCGGTCCTCCAAAATCAATTCAGCGCCATCGATCTGCGTAACGCAGCTCGTAACGCCCTGATGAATTGGGAAATGGAACTGGTACGCGATCAGATCATCGAAGCTTTTGGCAGCATCAATGGTACTGTCTACGCTTCCGCGACCGAGGTTGAGAAAGACGCATGGATCACGGACAACAACGACCGTGTTTTGTTTGGCGCAGCAACCAGCAACTACTCTGCGGGCGACATGTCTGCCTCCTTGGCAAACGTGGACAGCACAGCAGATAAACTCACGCCGGAAATACTTTCTTTGAGCAAGCGTCTAGCTAAAAACGCTTCTCCAAAGATTGGGCCGCTAAGAAACAGAACTCAGAAGTCACGATCTGATGCTTACGTTCTTTTCGCGCCTTCTACGGCCCTCCGAGACCTGAAAGAAAATTCAACTTTCCAGCAGGCCAACAGAGACGCCCGCCAGCGTGGCAAAGGCAACCCGCTTTTTGATGACGCAGACTACATCTGGGATAACATCGCAATCATTGAGATTGAAGATATCCCCGCTACTGGCCTCGTCGGTGACACAAGCGACCGTGTTGTACCCTGTTACCTTTGTGGCGTGCAGGCTCTCGGAATGGCTCTGGCTAAACGCCCTGAGACTATTGACGATGACTTCGACTACCAAGACAAGCAAGGCGTCGCAATACGACAGTGGCATAAAATTGAAAAGCTCCGTTTTGGCACAGGCGTAGGCGATACTGTTGATCTTAAAGATCACGGTATGGTTACTATTTTTGTCGCCGCAGCGGCAGACTAAGAGGAACTGACTAATGGCAGCAGAAACACTAAGCACCACACGGGCAGCTTCTACTTTCCCGGTTCCTGAAAACTCCTTCGCGGGGGTTCTTCAGGTTCATTGGGGCAGCTATGACGTAGCCGCGCAGCTTGAGGATGGCGACATCTTTGAAATGCACTACCTCCCTGATGGCGCCACCGTACATGATGGTCTTCTCGTCGCTGACGATATTGACACCGGTACGGAAACGCTAGACGGCGATGTTGGCTGGGCCGCGAACGAGACTGATGTGGCCGACCCTGACGGGTTTGGTAACATGGGTGTCTGGACCGGAGACGCAGTAACGGGCTATAAGCCAGAAGTGGGCACACGCCTTCCTTTTGGTAACGCTCTCTTTGCTGGGCCAAAAACCTTCTCTGAAGGCGGCGGCAAGACGATGATTCAAGTTGAGTTCAATGTGGCGGCGGCAACGTTTGGGGCAGGCGATTTGACTGTTCAGACGTTCTATTCCAGCAAGTAGTCGCTCTTTGATAGAAAGACTATAGGGCGCCTACGGGCGCCCTATTTGCATCAGGTACAGGAGTTTTTATGTCACGAACCAAAGCACAAATGGTAGTCTATTGCGGCGAAGTGATGGGGATCATTGGCGAAGGTGAGTCGCTATCGACCGCAGCGGATACCGATCTCGGGCTGGCATACGGCCAGCTTTTCGCACTTCTTGACCGTAAAAATATGGTCGATTTCTCTTCAGTTGCCGTCCCAGATGAGTACGTTTACGACTTTGCCTGCATGATGGGGATGATGAGGGCGTCTAGTTATGACGTTCCAGACAACAACTATCAGCGCATGGCGCTCAGGGTTGGCGCCGACCTCAAAAAAGGTGAGGCCAACATCCGGGAGCTCCAAGCAACTTCTTGGTCGGGCCAGACCGTACCCGGGGAGTATATGTAAATGGCTGTTCAGACACTCCCGATACCTTTCTCCAGCTACTCTGAGACGGCCTACGGGGCAGCGATCCAGTCTAGGGTCAATATGTACCCGAATACCGGTAGAGGCGGCCTGCGGCAGTTTCCGGCGCTACTGGCGCTATCTGGCGGCGGCGGGACGCCGTCTCACACATCAGGGCAATCAGTTCAGCTTTCCCCTGGCGGCTGGGGCGGCCTCGCTTTTAATGGCGACGGAACGAAAATGTATCTGATGGCATGGTTTACCGACATTCTCTACGAGGTCGCCCTGTCCACAGCATACGACCCGTCAACAAGAGCCTCAAACCCTCCCGTCATTACATTTACGCTGACGCACACGCCAACCAGCCCATTTTCTATTACTTGGGGGGATAGTGGCACCAAGTTTTACGTCAAAGATTCAGGAATCATTTACCAGTACACCGCAGGCACGGCCTATGACATTACGTCGCTGTCTTACGCCTCAAAGAGCTTCGACACTACGACTCAGGTAGCGGCCAGTGGCGCCGACTTCCACATCTCTCCCGATGGGACGAGATTATTCGTTGTGGGTGACGAGGCTGGCGCCGGAACCAACAATTACGTTTTTAGCTACACCATGGCTTCGGCTTGGGACATGGCTACTGTGTCCTATGATTCGATATCCCTGTTGGTCGAGACTCAAGCGGCCGTCGCGGTCTGCGTAACAATGAATCCCGACGGCACCAAAATTTTTGTCACGGGCAGCACCAGCGACACTTTTTTCCAATACAACATGACTAGCGCCTTCAATGTGTCTACGGGCGTCTTGCAAACCAACGAATATGACTATTCCGCTGTAGCGACAACAAGTCAGCGCCAGATTATGTTTAACGACAACGGCACAAAGTTGTTTCTTCAGGCCGGAAACAGGACCGAGGTTTTTTCTGTGGCGACTTACAGCCTTGGCGCCGAAAACGATTCTGTCGGTCGCGGAGCCATCAACATGGATGGCGTTCTTTACGCCGTCATAGGCACTGGGTTTTACTCTGTGGCATCCACCGGGGCGCTAACTACTCTCGGAGAGGTAACTGGGTCGGCCAGAGTCGATATGGAGACTGACGGCGCCCAGCTCGTCATCTGTACTGGCGCCGTCATCTACAAATACACAACCGCCGCCGGACTTGTCGAAAACGCAGACGTAAACCTAGACGAGACCGCCAAAACATCGGCATACGGCGATCTAAGGTTTCACTACCAGCAGCCGAATGGGCAATTCATTGTCTCGGCGCTGAATGATGCAACAGACGTTAACGCTCTTGATTTTGCGACGGCGGAATCTCTTGCGGATGATCTTGTAGCGACACACTTCCATAACCAACTGCTATACCTGATGGGATCGTTCTTCAGTGCGGTCTGGAAAACAACAGGGACCGGCAGGCCGCCACTTCGGCGCCAACAGGTTATCGAGCGGGGAATCCTGAACGAGTTCTGCATATCGTCGATAGACAACAACATCTATTTTATCGACAACGTAAGGCGCCTTAACGTTATGTCCGGCCAGCAGTACCAGCCTGTCGACATGGGCGGCCTGAGGAAAGAAATCGACAGCTATGCCGACGTGTCAGACGCTTATTTGATGACTTACAGTCATGAGAACGAGAACTTTGTTGAGGTTAGCTTCCCAACTGAGGGCGTCACATGGAGCCTTCACGAGCCTACGGGATCGTGGTCCTCTAGGGATGCTTCGGGCCAGTTTCGGGCAGCTCAGTACGTCAATGTCTACGGAAAGACGCTAGTTATTGATAGAAGCAACGCTAAAGTCTACGAGCTCTCCGACGCCACTTACCTAGACGACGCGGCCGCCATCACTAGAACAGTGGACTCCGCCTTGATAGATACTTCGATTTTAGGGAATCCGTCCAAGAAAGTTGGCTTGGCGCCATCACAGAGAATGGGGATATCGAGAATAAGGCTCCGATACCGGTGTTCCGGCCCAACAACTTTGACTGTCTCCATGTCAAAGGACGATGATATCGAAACGTTCAAAATGAGCAGGACCGTATCCCTCGACGGCAGTGGCGTCGTAAGCCTTTCCCGGTGGGGTGTTGCCAGAGAATTTATCGTCAGGGTGTCGACAACCTCCAATACCTCCTTCCAGCTTGTCGATCTGGCTGCCGATATATCAGCGCAAAGCGATGTTGACGGAACATGACAAACAGGATTTTTCTCGACCCAAACTATCTCCCTAGTCGGCTATCTGCTGATGATTTGGACAGGAATTGGCCTGACATCCGGCAATACCTGATTGATTCTTGGGCCATAATTTCCCCATATTCCGAAGCGCATTCAGGTGACCATACGGTAACGGGCAACGCTGCCCATGAACGCTGCATAATGACCAACACAGTAGCGGCCATCGTCACCTTGCCGGAGCTCCCCGACGACTTGACTGAGGTCACGGTCAAGCGCGCAGGCGCGCAAGTCACAATAAACGGGAACGGAAAGACGATTGACGGCAGCTCCACCAAGATACTCGGGACGCTGTATGATGGGCTTAATCTAATTTATACCGACGCCGCCGGGGAGTGGTCAATCGTATGAGCTATTTCGGAGAAGCAGGCGCCACAGTCGTCTCTACAGACAACTCAACAACGACGCTCCTCACGGCCGCTTCAGTGTTTACGGGTGGTTGGGAGGATGTAACCGCTTACAATTCGGTGGCTTCTTAGTGGCTTTATATAACCAGATTTACACACTGACCCCTGCACAACAGGCCATTGTTGATGAATATAATGCTGGCACGGCACGAGATACGCCCTCAGCGAGCCTTCCAGCAAGCAATCCTCCTACGGCCACCTCCAGTGTTGCTGCGCCTTCCCCTGACGACGACATTATTGGCGCCATTAGCGGCACTGATGGAGGCGCCATCAGCTTTGGCGCCATTCAACAAAACATCAACAGCAATCCTTTTTTGGCTAGGCTCGGAGTCGATATCACTGGGTATGCGCCTCCATCACTAACGGGGCCGACTATTACTAATGACGATCCAGACGACGACATTATTGGCGCCATTGGAATACCCATATCCGACACCGGTGGCGCTGGCGTCAATCTCCCTGTCCCGAGCAACCCTCAGGACTTCGATAGCGACGACATAGACGCCGCTATCGACCAAGGCAGCAATGGCTACGCCCCACCAAGCCTGCAGCAACTTATCAACGGCTCCGGATTAACTCAGATCAACGCTCAACAAGTGGCGGCTGACGCTATTGCCTATAATCAGCCAGCCATTGATGCCGCTATGGATTCCTTGCAAGACGGCGTTATGGGGCCGCTACCTCCCGCGGGCGCTCAAGTAGATCAGAGCGTAATAGACGGGATATTGCTCGCTGGCGGGGATATCAACGTTGACGGGGATAATGGCGCAAGGCCGGAAACTACAGGGTTAATTGACGACACAAACACGGGGTATAACTATAGCTTTCCCGTTATTAACCCCGACCCCCTTGATCTAACTATCAGCCAAGAAGCCATCACGGCCACTGATCAGCGCGAGGACAACCTCGACATGATCTTTGACGGACTTACTGATGGCTCCATTGACCCAACCACCATCCCTGACCACATAAAAGACATGATTGGCTGGGCGCCGGAGAACCCAGCAAACGCGGCGGGGGGTCAGGCGCAAGAGCCTCCTCCTGTCACTCCGCCTAGAACCAAAGAGGACCTTTTGGGAGGGCTCGCTGACGGCTCCATTGACCCGCTGTCTGTGCCGGAGAGCGAGTACGATGACTTGGGGATTACTCATGAAGACGTAAACCGCACCCTTGTTGATCCTATCGGAATTACCGAAAAAGTAACTGGCGCCATATCTGAGGCTTTAGGGCAGGCCGGGGAGAAGGCGCTCGATATCGCTCAGGACTTTTTTGAGTGGATTGTGACCGTTCTCGACCCGACAAACATCCCGGGCGTCGGCATTAAAGTGAATGGCGACACAGGAAATATTGAATTCGGCGTCCTTAATGTCCCAGGCATGATATTTGGAACCCTCAATCCGGGTACTGGCGTTTTCAGTACAGGCGGCGGCTCCATTTCCCTTCCGGGCGGAGGCCAGTCCGGCGGCAGCACTGGCCTCCCCGGCGGAACTCCCGGCAGCAGTACTGGAGGAAGCACGGAAGAGCCAGAAGACCCCACCGAACCAGAACCCCCCGGAACAGGGCAAGACAACAGCCCTGATGACGATATAATTGACGTAATCACTGATGGTGAAGACAATGGCACAGATGAAACAAGCGATCCTCCAATTATTCCGCCGAATGGCTCTGGCGATAACACAGGCAATGACACGGCTGTACCGCCTGCTACCGGAGGGGGTAGCGATAGCAATGATGACGATACTGCTATTCCTCCTGCTAATGGTGGTGCCGGCGATGGCGACGACAACGACACGGGCGGAGTTTTTCAGTTTCCAAGCTCAACACCCGGAGGTGAGACAATGAGCGGCGGCATAAGTGAATTTTGGGATGAATGGGGGAGCCAGATACTCGGTAGCGCCTCGGCCGCAGCCTCGGCTGCGATCAACATCGATGGGCTTGGCGATGCAGCAGAGAAGCAGCTTCAGGGCGTCATAGCTGGCCTCGACCTCCAGAAAGGTAACTTTGATGAGATCAGGCAGGCGCTCGATCCGTTCATTACCGCTGGGCAGGATGTCACGGGCGCCGCTGTAGATCAGGCGCTAGGCGGCTTCGAGTTTGACGATATCGATCTTAACGAGGCTCAGCCGCAAACTTCTGATTTCGGCACACTCCCAGATGTAGGCGTCCCGAATGTTGGGCTGGGCGGGGTATCCGGCACAGGCATTGACCTGTCCGGGCTTTCCGATGTTGGCGCCCTCAATGTTACCGCTGGAGGCGCCGCCGGAGGATCAGTCGACGTAAACCAAACAAACCCCTTCGATCCAAATGATCCCGTGCTGAGGTTCCTGCAAGAAGAATCTCGCCGCTCGGTCGAGTCGTCGGCTGCGGCCAGAGGTAACGCTATATCTGGCGGAACGCTACAGGAGCTCAGCGACAGGGCGCAAAATGTGGCTATGTCTCACGCCTCAAACGTTCAAAACGTTATGTCGCAAAGAGATAATATTGCTCTGGGCGCTCAGGGGCAGGAGTTTGATCAAGGCTTGGCGGCGACCCAGTATAACTTTGTCTCCGGCCTCAACCTTCAGGATCAGCAGCTCGAAAACCGAGCCAATGAGTTTGCCGAGATTATTGCTACTGGGCAGCTCACATTTGATCAAGAGGTGGCTTTCCGCCAACAACTTAACGCCGAGGAGCAGCAGGTCTTTGACGCCCTGAGCAGCAACAGGCAGCAACTCGTCGCCGAGGCTCAGGCCACATTTGCCCAGAACCAGCAGGTATTCCAGAACTCATTCAACATAAACGCTCAGGAATTCATGAATGCGCTAAATATTGATGCAAATCAATTTAATAAAATAGCAAAAGTCATGACGATTGGCGCCAATTCGGCGGCAGGGTTCGGAACGAACGCTACCGACATGGGTATTGCTGGCGCCGACCTGTTGGCCGCAACCGGGTTAGCTCAGGCAGGGCTTGATCTAGGGCAGTCCCAGCAAATGGCTACAGCACTGACAAACATTACCGATATTCTTATGGGAGGGGCAAGCTGATGGCACTTAACGTGGCGCCGCTGCTACAGATGGCGCAGCAAGTAGGTCAAAGTAATCCGTATGGCGACATGATGCAGAACCGGTCGGTTCGCGCAAACAACAAATCGGCCACGAACTTAAACAACGCCAATGCCGGGAGGGTCGAGCAAGAAACCGCAGGGATGAAGCAAGAGCAAGACGCTTTTGGCGCCGCTAAAGAGCGTGTCGATATGGCGCTTATTGCGACGACGCCGTGGCTTGGGGTAAAAGACTTCTTCACTCCCGACTTCAAGGACAAGCAAGGCGACGGGATCAACGCTCTTGGCGCCTCGCTCGGCCTCGCTGAACGAAACATTGCCATCGCACAAGCGAAAGGCGGAGACGCAAGAGAATGGGTTAGGCTAAAGAGTGTTATCGAAGGCGCCAGAGCGGCCAAAGGGACGCCTAATGAAGAGATTGCAATGGGCTCCCTGAATGAATACTTCACCTCGGCCAAGCAGGGCGAGCAAATGCTTAAAAAGCTCTCAAAAGTAAAAGGTTTCGAGTACATCGGGATGGCGGAGCCAGACGCCGCCATACTGTCGTCTGGGTCACAGATGAGAGACCCTGCAACCGGAGCCCTTATCGCTGATAACCCGCAGCAGTTTTCACCTCAGAGCAATTTCGAGACAATCGCCCCAGATCAATCGGTGCTTAATCGAAATACCGGCGAAATAGGGGCTCAGGCGGCCACCAAGCCAGCGAGGCCCGGAGAAGGAAACAAAGTCGTCGGGGATGATTCCGCTTTAGTTGGGCCTCAGGGCGAGGAGCTGTATACAAACTTCAACTCCGAGGTGTTCCCGGGATTTGATCAGAACGATGTATCTACAACCCAACTCGTTTCTGGCGTCGCAAACATTCTCGGTTCCGGTACAGGTATGGGCTCCACCTTGATTAAATGGGCTGAAAACAACCCTATAACAGCCGGGTTCGTTGATGGCTCTGACGAGGTTAAGGCGAGTTACGCCTTGAACTCGTTAACAAAAGACCTTGAGGCCGCCTTTGCGAACAACCCGAGATACGCTGAGGGCGAGATGAGGCGCCTTGCCTCATCGATTACCAACACAACTGGCGGCTTCTTTCAGGCCGAATCCGGTCTTAGGTATGCTTTAGAGCAGGCCCAGAGCAATCTTACCGAAGATATGGCTCTAGTCTCGCAGAGCTTTAATGCCGAGACGGATGACGTTAACCGAAGGAAGCTCTCTTTTCAGAGGTCGCACATTGTCAACACGCTGATCAAACTCGATCAGATGCTCCAGACGGGAGAGGAGTCCAGTGAGGATGCCGATATACCCACATTCTCTGACCCGAACTCTGAGGAGTTCAAGAATTACACCGGGAAGTTCAGAGACCCTGACGGGGCAATGAGGGTTAAGTAATGGGTGCATTTGACGAATACGCCATAGTCGAGCCGGTGACCGATACGGCTCCAGAAGAGACCGCTGAAGCGTCTGCTTTTAGCGCCTTCAAGATTGTTGAGCCCGCCAAAAATAAGAGTAAGCGCGGTCCTACCGGTAAAATTGACCCCAATGCCGATGGCGTCGGCCCGGCAGCGTCGGTATCAGACTCCCTCCTCGAAACCATTGCCTCTGTTACCGGGCTCCCCGGCACCATTATCGATTCGTTTATTAATGTGGGATTTATGGCGCGGGGGATGGATAGAGACCCGAATATTGTCCCGCCATTAAGCTTCTCTGTGGGCGGCCTGATTGAGAACTTCATTGACGCAGGGGTTCACACTGGCGCCACAATGAAAGAAAGAACGCCAGAAGGCAGGGTCGCAAAAGTCGGCACTGATGTTGCTGGCATGATTGTTCCTGTGGTCGCTGGAACAAGGGCTGTATCTCAGTCGCTACGATTTGGAGATGATGGCGCCAAGCTCCTTCCTTCTAGGATCAATTCGGAAAGGATAGCTGCGGAGTCGGCAAAAAAGGTTGCCGCCGGAAAACAGATTCCTCTCTCTCCGAGCGTGAGTGGACACCAGTTAACCGTTAGCTCTGGGAACTTCTCCAGAGAGAAGGTTGCTCAGGTCGTTGATGACGTAATCAACACGTCAGCCTCCAGTGGGAAAGCGGCCGCCGTGGAAATAGGTTCTGGCTTGGGCGCGGCTCAGGGCGCCGCCATTGCCGAAGCTGTCGACCCCGGGGATGAAAGCACACGGATGATCGCTGAGACAGTCGGCGCCATTGTTAACCCGGCAGGCACGGCAGTATCTCTGGCCGGTGGCGTCTTCGACAACTTGAAAGTATTTACCAGATCATTGAGCGAGTCGGGGCGCCAAAAAGCGGCAGGGGAATACCTGACAGAGCTGTTGATCAACTCTGGAGATGGAACCCCGGAAAGCATCCAGCGATTGATTGCAAAGTTAAGAGATGTTGATGTTGAGGGCGTCGAGTTCACCTCGGCACAGAAAACCGGCGACGATACGCTTTTAGCTATGGAGAGATACCTAGCCAACACTTCCTCTTCTACCACTGACCGAAGACCCTTATCAGACACCTCGGATAAGATGTACGAAAAGGGCATGAACAAGATTCTAGACACCATCACGGCTCTTGGGCGGTCCGGCGATCCAGAGCTTGTGACGGCAGCGGCAGCCATGCGAGAAAAGTTCCTGCGGGATAGTATCGACGCTGTTACCACTAACGCTGATGAACAGGTCAAAAAAGCAACCGCGGCTCTCGACTTGGACGGCAAGACCCAGAGAGACGCCAGTGTCGCTACCCGCGAAATACTGGATAACGCCGTGGAGAAAGTTAAAGCCGTTGAAAAAAGCCTGTGGGAAAAGTTGCCG